TCTTAATGAGGCGAAGTTTAAACTTCCGTCAGGACAGAAAGAAGTTAAGAAGTCTACTGAAAAAGTAGGCAGTAAAACACTGGACATAAGATTCGGCGAAGATAAACGAGGCAAGATTCATGTTTATGTTAATACAGTCTCAATGGGAGACCCATACAGAAACATGAAAGAAGCTGAAAAAGAGATGAAGAATATTAAAATGGTAATGAAACAAATGAATGAAGAAGACATCTCATTAGAAGAAATTTTAGGAGTTATAAATGAAACTAATATCTGAATTTGTTGATTACGCAATTGAACCAGTAATCGTAGAAGAAAACGAAAAGGGCGAGAAAGATTACTTCATCGAAGGTGTATTCATGCAGGCCGACATTAAAAACAGAAACGGCAGAGTTTATCCTAAAGAAGTAATGAAAAAAGAAGTAGACCGCTACTGTAAAGAGTTCGTTGAGAAAGGACGAGCATTTGGTGAGTTAGGACATCCTGACGGACCAACAATCAATTTAGACAAAGTATCTCACATGATAACAAAATTAGAAGAAGATGGTTCTAATTTCATGGGAAGAGCAAAAATTTTAAGCACCCCAAACGGTCAAATCGTAAGAAATTTGATTAATGATGGTGCAAAACTTGGCGTATCATCAAGAGGTTTGGGTTCGCTCGAACAAAGAGGTGGTGCCCAATATGTTAAAGGCGATTTTCAACTTGCAACCGCAGCTGATATCGTTGCAGACCCCTCCGCACCAGAAGCCTTCGTTGAAGGAATCATGGAAGGTGTAGAATGGGTCTATGAATCTGGTGTACTGAAAGCACAAGACATCGAAGTTATGCAGAACAAATTAAGGACTGCAAAGATGAATAAACTTGAAGAAACCAAATTAAACATGTGGAAAAAGTTCGTAGAGAACCTATAATATATAAATAAAAGAGTTAAGCTAAAACTCAAACAGGAGAAAAAAATGGCAGATTTAGAAAAAAACCTAGAACAGGCAATCGCAGAGGCTATGCAGCCGAATTCGAAAGCCGAAAAAGGTGACTCAAAACCTGTTAAGCAAGGTTCATCCGATGCCGCCAAAATAGATGGTGGTAAGGCTGAAGTCGTCAAACCAGAAGAAAATCCTGTTGACAAAGCAGTTGCATCAGTTAAGAGCGCAGAGAAAGGAACCAAAGAAGTTAGTGGTGATCCACAACAGAAAGGCGAATCTCCTGCCGAGAAGCAACCTAAGTTGAAGAATGTTAAAGAAGAAGAAGTTTCCGAATCAGAGAAACCTTCTAAGATGCAAACTATCAAGGCTATGGTCAACGCTATGAAGGATATGAGTAAATCAGATTTATCAGCAATGTATTCAGAAATGAAGAAAGTTGACGATGAAGATGAAGACGAAGACTCAAAGAAGGTTGACGAATCCTTGACTAAAGCAGAGATTGCGAGAAACATCGTAGAATTCTTAAAGAGTTCAGACGAAGAAACAGTCGAAGAAACTTACAATTCAATTATTGAAGCTAAGACTAAAGAAGAGAAAGAAGACGAAAAAGATGATGAAGATGAAGATGATGAGGAAGAAGTAAAAGAATCCTCAGAAATTGATTCAGACCTCGTTGAAATGGAGATAGAGGACGACCTATCAAAAATTTCAGAAGCTCTAGACTTATCAGAAGAAAATTCTGAAAAGGCAAGAACTATCTTTAAGGCTGCTGTCACTTCAAAAGTTGCAGAAATAAAAGAAGAGTTAGAAACAACTTATTCAGAAAATTTAAAAACCTCAGTAGAAACTGTCAAAGGCGACCTAACAGAAGCAGTTGATAAGTATCTATCGTATTGTGCAGAAGAGTGGACGAAAGAAAACGAACTTGCAATTGAAAGAGGTTTGAGGTCAGAAATGACAGAAAACTTCATCGAAGGTATGAAAGCATTGTTCGTAGAACATTATGTTGAAGTGCCTGAAGATAAGTACAATGTTATTGATGAACTCGCAAATCGTCTTGATGAGATGGAAGAGAAACTAGACAACGAAGTATCTAAAAATATGGAAGTTGTTGCAGAGAACGACCAACTCAAAAGAGGCACCGTGATTTCAGAGGCCTGTAAAGACCTATCTGAATCACAAACAGAGAAGATGGTTTCTCTTGCAGAAGGTGTAGATTTCGTTAGTGCTGAAGACTTTAGTGATAAAGTTGAAGAACTAAAGAACGCTTACTTTCCAAAAGAAGAAAACATCGCAGAAGAAACTGTAGTAGAAGAAGGAACTGGTGATTTCTCAGAAGAGAATGAAGTCAGACTTGACCCTGCAATGAATCAGTACGCTTCTGCTATTAGTAAACTTAAACCTTTGGGATAAACCCTAAGGTTATTTAAAGGAAATAAAAATGTTTTTATCAGAAAACTTACAAGAAAAGTGGAGCCCTATTCTAGAGCACTCCGATTTGCCAAAAATCGAAGACAACTACAAAAGAGCAGTCACAGCAGTAATTCTTGAAAACCAAGAGAAAGCCCTAAACGAAGATAGAGCTACTCTTTCAGAAGCTGCACCTTTAAATGCTACTGGTTCTGCCATTTCTAACTGGGATCCAATCCTAATTAGTTTAGTGCGTAGAGCTATGCCAAATCTCGTTGCTTACGACATTTGCGGTGTTCAACCGATGACTGGTCCTACAGGACTTATCTTCGCTATGAAAGCAAGATATCAAGATTACCCAACTGGTAGTACTAGACTAAACCAAACAGAAGCTATGGGCGTAAAAGAAGTACAAGATGCTTCACACGACCATGGAAGAGTTCAAGGTGAGTCTGGACTATATGCAGATAGAGAGGGTGATCCATTTGCCGGTTCAAATGCATATAAAAATGCAACTCCAACTGGTATGGACACAGATAAAGCTGAAGCATTAGGCGATGCAACTACAAATGAATTCGCTGAAATGTCTTTCACAATTGAGAAATCAACAGTGACAGCTGTATCCAGAGCATTAAAAGCAGAATACACTCTAGAACTTGCACAAGACTTAAAAGCTATCCACGGTCTTGACGCTGAGTCTGAGTTAGCAAACATCTTATCTTCTGAAATCCTTGCTGAAATCAACAGGGAAGTAGTAAGAAGTGTAAATGTACAAGCAAAAACTGGTGCTGAAGGCACTGCATCTGCTGGTACATTCAACTTAGATGTTGACGCTAACGGAAGATGGTCAGTTGAAAAGTTCAAAGGTTTATTATTCCAAATCGAAAGAGAATCAAACAAGATTGCAAAAGAAACAAGAAGAGGTAAAGGTAACTTTATTCTATGTTCTAGTGATGTTGCATCTGCTCTTTCAATGGCAGGCGTATTAGATTACGCTCCAGCACTTTCAACTTCTTTAAATGTTGACGATACTGGCAATACATTTGCTGGTCTTCTAAACGGAAGAGTTAAAGTATACATCGACCCATATGCTGGGTCAGACTACATGACAGTAGGTTATAGAGGAAGTAACCCTTATGACGCTGGTATGTTCTATTGTCCGTATGTTCCATTACAAATGGTTCGTGCAGTTGGCGAGAACACATTCCAACCGAAAATTGGTTTCAAAACACGATACGGTATGGTTGCAAATCCATTCGTAGGTGCTACTCCTTCAGACGCTTTGTCAAGTACTGCTGGTGTAAACCAATACTACAGAAAGATTGCAGTTTCAAATATCCTGTAAACTTAGTAGTTTCGATTTTAATCGAATTAAAAAGGGTCTTTCGAGACCCTTTTTTTTAGCGCACTAAATACTATTGTATCATAAAGATACAGTCATAAACACACACACACGGAGGAAAATATGGCAAATCAAGGAAAGAGCGGTTATGAAATAAGAGCCGATTTACTAAGTATGGCGCAATCCATACTAATCGAAAACTTACAAAGGAAGATTGATGCGGTTTACTCGCACAACGATAATCATCCAGATGATAAGAAACCTTTACCAACAAAATCAATCGATGCACAGGAGATAATTTCTGTTGCAAGTGAATTGAATGAGTTTGTAAACGAGAAGTAAACTTTTGGGGACTTCGGTCCCCTTTTCGCATAAATAGTATTATGGGTATAAAAACAGATATAAACAAGTCAATACTAAACAGAAATAACTTTAGACTACTCATAGATAAAGTTCCTACTGTAGAGTATTATGTTAGAACAGTAAACATACCAGGTGTTCAATTTGGCGAAACTGTTCAATCAGCAGGTGTTGGTCTAGATGCTTTCTTTCCAGGAGATAAGGCATCATTTGATACATTAGAAGTATCATTCATTGTTGACGAAGACTTAGAGAACTTCTCAGAGATATACAATTGGATAGACTCTATAGTTCCTTTGAATGACCCAGCATTGTATGGCACATACACTGATACTGCTGTGAATAGAACTAACATACTTGCATCTATCGACAATGATAGAAATCAATACTCAGATATCACATTAGTGATAAACACAAACAAAAATGTACCCAACAGGTACATAAGATTCCATGATGCATTTCCTGTATCATTGGGGTCAATTGAATTAGAATCTGGTGCAGATGCCGAACCGGCAATAGTATCTGTATCGTTTAGATTCTCGTATTACGAAATTAAAACCACCTCGTAATTTTACACCATATGGTGTATAATGGTATATTATGAATTTAGAACAATTGAAAGAACAATGGGTGAAGGATTGTGAGATAGATGATATCGAATTAGATACAGCATCTTTACATGTTCCCAAACTACACGCAAAGTATTCCGACTTATTAACAAGTAAAATCTTACTGTTAAAGAAATACAACCAAGACTACAATCAACTACTTAAGTATAAGTGGATGTGGTTCAATGGAAAACTTGACGATGATAAGATACAAGAACTTGGTTGGCAAACAGACCCATTCGATGGTCTTAAAATAATGAAGAACGATTTCAATTACTTTTTTAACGCTGATGAAGATTTAGTTAAACTTAAGGCAAAGATTGATTACTTAGAAGTGACTGTAGACTTTATAAAAAGATGCATGGATAATATCACTTGGAGACATCAAACTATTAAGAATACAATCGAGTGGCGTAAATTTATGGCAGGTCAATAATGAATCTAAGAAACTATGCAATGATATATCCTAGTTATTTCACTGAACATGAGTGCGATAGAATAGTTCAATTTGCAAATAGATATGAAGAAGTCATTGGCGGTGTAGGTCAAAGAACAGACGATTTAGATGCGCCAGATGTACAAGAACAAGGCACGATTGATGATAGTATCAGACAATCAGATATCAGATGGTTAATACACGAAGAGTTTCCAGAAGACCTTGCCAAAAAAATTGAAGATGGCATTAACATGGCATCAGTAGATGCAGATTGGTTGCATCAATGGGATTATGTAGAACATCATCAATACACAACATATAGGCATAGACCAGAAGCACGAGTACAAGGAGACTTCTATACATGGCATACAGATTCAGGAGATTCAGAACAATCTCATGGTGGTCGTTATAGAAAGTTAAGTTCTACAATTCAATTATCTAGTCCGGATGATTATGAAGGTGGAAACTTTCAATGGATAGAACCAAAGGGCATGTTTGATTTGTTAAGAAATAATGAAAATCTTCAGAGTGTATCAGTAGACGATTATATTAAAACAGTACCCTTTAGTGGTAAAGAAAGAGGAAGTCTAATTGTATTTCCTTCTTTTGTGCATCATCAAGTCACACCAGTTACCAGAGGTACTAGAATATCTTTAGTCAGTTGGTTTCATGGCAATCCTTATGTCTAATCTAGTCACTGTTTCTAAAGTAGATGAATGTTTTCTCAAAGTAAATTGTGATAAAGGTCTAGCAAGAGACTTATACGATTTCTTTTCATTTACTGTACCTGGCGCCAAGTTCATGCCGTCATACAAAAACAAATGGTGGGATGGTAAAGTAAGACTTTTCTCTCTAAAAACTCAGAAGATATACATAGGTCTACTACCCTACATTGACGAGTTTTGTAGAGAAAGAGGATTCGACTTCGATGGCATAGAAGATGTAATAGGAGTAAAAGAAAGAGATGAGTCGAATAAGATAAACGAATGGATTGACCTCCTTGACTTACCTTTTAATCCTAGAGATTACCAACTCGAAGCATTTAAAACTGCAATACAGTATGGTAGACAACTTCTTTTGTCTCCTACGGCGTCTGGCAAGTCTCTAATCATCTATATGTTGGCAAGATACTATGATAAGAAAACAATCATAATTGTACCCACTACATCACTCGTAGAACAAATGGCGAAAGACTTTGAAGAATATGGATATAAAGAAAGAGTATGCAAAATATATAGTGGTCAAGAAGTATTCGATGCACCAATTACAGTCACAACATGGCAGAGTTTCGCCAAGGCACCTAAAGAAGTAATGCAATCATTCGATATGGTTATCGGAGATGAGGCACATCTATTCAAGGCACAAACACTCAAAGGCATCTTAGAGAAGATGAAAACTACTGCAATCAGAATAGGTCTAACAGGTACACTAGACGGAACAGAAGTACATAGATTACAACTAGAAGGACTATTTGGTCCTGTAAAGAAAGTAGTATCGTCATACCAACTCATGGAAGAAGGCACAATTGCAAATTTGAATATTGATTGTGTCATACTCCGTCATACTAAACAAAAGAAAATGTCCTATCAAGATGAGATGGACTACTTAGTATCGCATGAAAATAGAAATGAATTTATATGTAATCTAGTATATTCACTGAAAGGTAATACTTTAGTGTTGTTTCAGTATGTAGAGAAACATGGAGTCTTACTACATAAAAAAATGTTTGATAGATTAGGAGATAAACTGCATTATGTATTCGGTGGTACAGATGTAGAAGATAGAGAGAATGTAAGAGAGGTCGTAGAAAAGGCAAGTGATAATGTCATACTGGCGTCATACGGAACATTCTCAACAGGCGTAAACATTAAGAAGATAGATAATGTAGTATTCGCATCACCGTCAAAATCAAGAATAAGAAACTTACAGTCTATTGGTCGTGGTCTTCGTAAGGCAGAAGGTAAGACTGAGATGAGGTTATTTGATATTGCAGATGATTTACAATGTGAAAATCATACGCTAAACCACCTTAAGGAAAGGATAAATATATACAATGAGGAGAACTTTTCTTACGAACTAAAACAATTTGACCTTAAATGACAAGACCAACAGATTTAACACCAAGTAGATACGAAGTTATAAGACTCAAAGACAGTACAGAACTTGTCGGTATGACAAAGGATTGTGGTGATTACTTAGAAATAACTTTACCCATGATATGTCAATTATCTCTCATACCAGGAATTGCAAAAACAAATGCAGTTTTCTATCCATACTCACCCTTGAGTTCAGATGAGAGAGTACAATTACCTAAGACTGAGGTTGTTCATAGAAATACTATGAACCCACAATTTATTCCCTATTATGATAATGCATCGGCAAGATGGTTCGATATGATTGAAAATCAGAGTGTGCCACTTGCAACAGCAGAAGAGAATAAAGTAAGAGATAACCTACAAAGAAAGATGCAAGAGATGATGACTTCATATAGAGAAGACATTGCCTTTGAAGAAGAACTTGAAGATTTCGATGAAGACTTCGATATCGAAAAAACAATTCATTAGGTTTTCAATTTAACTAAATAAGTGCGTATAACGAGTAGTTATATGCATTTATCATTATTATTAATATTATTAAACTGGAGAAACCATGTCAACTGCAATTAGAATTGCGAAGAGCATGGTGGGACGATTCGAAGACCTGAAAGAAGTGCTACCCAGCATCATAGAAGCAATTGAGTTTATGACACTATTGACTCTTCCTGTTTTATTACCTTGGATTATTATATTCATGTCGAAAGGCATCGTGTAAGAATGTCAAAGAGAACCACAGAAAAACTTAAGGACGCAACAGAGGTGGCAACACTTCTGTTCGTCTTTATTATATCAATCGTATCACTAGTACCACAATGAGTTATCAACACCAACTTCCACTCGCACTAAATAAAAATAGAGATGCAACTCCTGAAGAAGTTCAGAAGTGGCACGAAGATGATTTCTTTATGAAAGGGGATTTTGATGCTATGAAACTTTTCGTAGTCATACCCGCTATCATACAGATAGTCGTATTTGGAATGATGTTAGT